CAGATGTGTATAAGAGACAGATATACACACTTCCTGTATATCCCTCTTCACACATTCTTCGAGGGCTTCCGCTATCGCTGTCATCTCCATTACATTATTGGTGGTATCAGACTGTTTACCAGAAAGTTTAAAATCATCACTGACCACACCCCAGCCACCACGTCCAGGATTTCCTAAGCAACTTCCGTCTGTGTAGATTTCGTACATGTGTATTACTTGCTCTTTCTTTTTATCTTTGTAGTCTCTTCACGTCTGAAAAACTTGTTAAATGGACAACCTGGACATCGTCTATGACGTACTGCACATTCAACAGCTTTTGGATTTTTCACACATGGCTTGACTGGGGTAGCCAACATTGATATTGTCAAATAGTCGTAATCTTTTAAACAGATTTAAGTTTGTTTTTTTAAAACGAAAATAGATATGCCATTGTGCCAATCGGAATGTATACCATATGGATAAGCGTGTGTATCATTATCGGTGGTCCTGATTTCTTTTTGGTACATTATATCCAACTTATTGTGTTTAATTGAATTAATCGTTCCTTCACGAACATCTGGAGCGTTCCAATCATCCACAAGATATATGAATGTATCATCTAAACAAGGTAAATAATGATCGAGTGCCTGAAAATGACTGCTTTCACTATGATTTCCATCATACATGTAAATGTTGAATTTACCCAACTTACTTACATCAACATTCCAACAATTTTCTTCGATAAATGTGGCGTCGTTATCACCTTTGAACTCTTCAAAATTTTCCAAAAATACATCTTTAGGACCATCAAATTCACTCCAGTCATCGATTGCTACACAAGTCATTTTATTATTACACATGGCTGAACAGACTGAGGAACCTTTCCAGGTACCAATTTCAAGATACCTCGAGTCTTCCATGGAACATATATTATTGTAGAAATGTCTCGTTTTTTTACCGGACATCCCATCGATGACCTTTATTCCATCGGTAATTTTAGATTCATATTTATCTGTAGACGACAGAGATTTTTCAATATGTTCGATGAAATGACTCATATAAGAATGTATACACCTATAACTTTAAGTTTAATTTACAAGTTTTAAGATATTTGAGTATCTTAAAATTTGATTTTTCTAAAATATTTCTCAAAAAACTAAGACTAAATGCTTAGTTGGAGAAGGCGAGACCACCCATACCGGACTGGATGCGGAGGACGTTGTAGTTGGTCGCGAACATGTGCATGGAGGTCGCGTTGTTGGCAGTGCCCATGGTGACAGCGACCTGCGCGTTGTCGATGCGGGAGAAGTTGCAGGTGCCAGTGGGCTGGTGCTCCTCGGGCTTGAGAGCGAAGGAGTACGCGTAGATACCGGCGTAGGGGGAGCCGGAGTGGTGGTTGAAGGGCTGCACCTGGTTGAAGTACTTGCCCTTCTGCTCCTTGAAGCGGTCCTGACCGTTGAGGATGAGCTTGAAGGTGGAGAGGGGACCGACAGCCTCCTCAGTGAACTCCGAAGAGGAGCCGGCGTCGCCGATGTGGAGGAGGGGAGCACCGTAGAAGGAGGTGGGGACAACGCAGTTGGACTCGATGCCGGAGACGTTCGAGTGGAGGACGATGTCGGTGTCAGTGGAGGCGGTGGTGAAGTTCCAGAGGGAGTTGGTCGCGGAGGTGTTGGAGAAGCACCACACGAGCTCCTTGACGGGGTGGTTGTAGGAGAGGCGGACCTGCTTGGTCTCACCGGAGGTGACGGAGTCGGTACCGGTGTGCTGGACCTGCTCGATGAGGTACTCGTGACCCTTCTGGGCGAAGCGACGACGCTCCTCGGTGTCGAGGTAGATGTAGTTAGCCCACACCTTGAACACGTTCTTGTTGCAGTAGGTGTCGAAGTCGGAGGCGAGATCGATGTCGATGCGGACCTCGTGGTACTGGAGGGCAATGAGGGGGAGGTAGAGACCGGGGTTGCGGTTGAAGAAGAAGAAGAGGGGAAGGTAGACAGTCTTGCCGTTGATGGCAGTGGTCATCTTACCGTAGGTCGCCTTCTTGGACTCATCGAGGTAAAGCTCGGTGTAGAGGCGCCACCACTTCTGGTAGTGCTTGTCGATGCGCTGACCACCAATGGAAAGCTCGACGTTGTTGACGGCGCGCTCGGCGACCCAGCAAGCGAGCTGAGAGGTGTCGACATCGGACTCAAGCTCGATGTACATGTCACCGACGAGATCACCGTTGCGGGCGACAGTCACGGAGACGCGACCGGAGTTGGCGGCAGTACCGTTGACGGTCTGCTCGATGTTCTCCATCGCGAAGTTGGTGTGGCGCTTGTATTTCGCCTGGAAGAAGGTCACCTCAGGGTTACCGGTAAGGTAAACATCCTGGGCACCGTAAGCTACGAGTTGCATGAGACCACCAGCCATTTTGAGAGTTTTTGTACTATATACGGAGAAAATAATTTTGGAAGAATGCGCATTTATCGACTTCAATTTTTCTCAGTCCAGAATAAATGTCGAAACAGCCTGAAGAAATTCCCGAAGATGAGATCGAGGAGGGTGAGATTGTGTCTGATGAGGAGGAGGAGGAACTTTCCATGACCGAGGATGAAGAGGTTGTCGACTTTGACGATGAGGACGAGATCGAGGAGGAGGAGGATGAGGGATTGGACATCGCCAGCCTCATGACATCTCTCATGGCGACCCCAGATGGTGATACAGTGTGCTCTGCTCTTGTCACGATTGGTCACCAACTTCAAACCCAAAATAAAATACTTATAAAGATTCTCAGTGAGCTGAAATCTGCTTAGAGGAAAAAATTGTAAATAAGTAAATGGAAGATACTCACTTCATCGATCGAGAACCTAACAGGTATGAAGCACTCGCAGAGTTGCAGAAACAACAAATCCAATCGATGAACGTTGAACAAGTGATCGACACGATCAGTAAGTTTGAGTTACACTGGGATCTGAGGACAGAAGATTATAGGAATGCTCGCGAACTCGGGTATCGTCAGTTCATTCATGTTGATAACTGGGATGAAAACAATAATCCTATCGCCGAAAGGATCGATATTCTAGCCATCAAAGGTATCCGTGAAAAGCAACGTCGTTTTCTCGTAGAACTAAAAAATCATGTATCGGAACTCAAGATGGAAAAGGAAATCTCTGATGAGGGTATCACTCCTGTGAAGCGTATCAACAATGTTCTGAAACAATTGACTGATGGTTATGAAAACATTCGAAGACATTACATCTCCTATGAGCGTGTCGTCAACCCTACCGCTCTCCCACAAGTGAGTTCGAACTCGGACCCATCCACTATGGATGAAGATGAAGTTGAGGAGTGTACACCATACCAAAAGTGTCTCCTGTATACTCTCGACCAGTTGTACAATTGCGGATACAGGCGATACAAGGGTCAGTGTTGTGAGGAGATTAAGACGATCGAACGCCATGGGACTCGCGCCTGGGTTCCGAGGTTTGAGATTAAGCAGTTCGTGTACACCATCGCACAGAAAGATGACAATTTCAAAAACTGGAAGAACTTCACGAGTCGTGGATCTGTCTTTAGGGACGTCGTTGATAACATATCGACCTGTGTTGATCCCCAGTTTCCTGAAATTGTGAAGAGGCGTCATGTTTGGTCTTTCAAGAATGGTGTTTTCGTTGGCAAGGAGTGGGTGCCCGACCGTGGAGTGTACGACTGTCGTTTTTACCCTTACGAGAGTAAGGAGTTTGCCTGCCTCGATCCCACTATCATCGCCTGTAAATATTTCGATCAACAGTTTGATGACTTTTCTCACATCGAGAACTGGCAGGACATTCCAACCCCCCACTTCGACAGGGTACTCCATTACCAACAGTTCGAACCGGAGGTGTGCAACTGGGCGTATGTGATGGGCGGGCGTCTGTGTTATGACGTTGGAGAACTTGACAGCTGGCAGGTGATTCCATTCTTCAAGGGTATCGCTGGATCTGGTAAGTCTACCCTCCTGACAAAGGTGTTCGAGAAGTTTTACGAGAAGGAGGATGTTGGTACACTCGCGAACAACATCGAGCGTAAGTTCGGTCTCTCCGCCATCAAGGATTCTTTCATGTTCGTAGCCCCTGAGATCAAGGCGGATCTCGCCCTGGAGCAGGCTGAGTTCCAGTCGATCGTGTCTGGTGAGAGTGTTTCCGTCGCTGTGAAGAACAAGACTGCCAGCTCCATGGTTTGGAAGGTTCCTGGTGTACTCGCTGGTAATGAAGTCCCAAACTGGAAAGATAACTCAGGGTCCGTCCTTCGTCGTATCCTCGCGTGGAACTTCACTAAGCAGGTGCGTGAAGCGGACCCACACCTGGACAAGAAACTGGAGAGTGAACTTCCAATCATTCTTCTCAAGTGTGTGAGAGCCTATCTCGACTATTCGAACAAGTATCGTGACAGAGATATTTGGAATGCGGTTCCACCATATTTCAAGATTATCCAGAAGCAGGTGGCTATGGTTGCGAATACTCTTCACAACTTCTTGGAGTCGACCAATGTGAAGTTTGGGAAGGACCTCTGCGTACCCCAGAAGATCTTCGTACAGATCTTCAATCAGCACTGCCAAGCCAACAATCTTGGAAAGCAAAAGTTCAATCCAGACTTCTATGTAGGTCCATTCAGTTCGAGAGATTTGGAAGTTCGCAACGCTGAAGTGACCTACAATGGTGATTACTACCCACCACAACCTGTCATTTACGGTGTCGATGTGGTGATTGATAATGCAAGCTTTTCCAAGGACTTTTAAAAAAATCCTAACCAATAGTAATATGAACCAGAGTGTCAAAGAATTTGTCAGGCAGTCTGGAGTACAGGTTCAAACTCCGAACTCTAACTCGAATTCGAATGACGAATTCGCGAAAGAACTTGAGATGGAACTCGAGCGCGCCGAAAGAGCTCGACGCCCCTCCTTTTTACGAACACCCCCACGTCCAGTACGACCTGTTCCGCGTCAAGTACAGGTTCCTAGACGCCTTCAAGAAAACCTAGTGAACAATCGATCGTATGAAGGCGCTTTCAAACAATTTGAAAACAATTCCCCGTTAGATAACGAATTTTCGGATATCACTCCCAACTTGACCGAGAATAACATGAGAGCTTTATTCGAACCTAACACATCTCTTCAGTTCAGTAAGTTTAACCCAGGTATGTTTAATGCCACGGTAGATTCTGGCTTTGGGCAAAAAGAGACAGTCGTGGATCTCAAGAAGATTCTCATGAAAAATCCTTTATCTAAGACTCCCATCGGTGAGGGTCTTTATTTAGATACTTTGGAGATAAGGGGTGTGTATGGTCAATTCAAGACTGGTTTCTCTCATACCCGGGCGAGTGGTCCCAAGGGTGCTCTCAACAAGAACTTTTTCAGTGTTCAGATGATGTTGACTTTGTCCAATGACACAGAAAGTAAGGGGTCTACTGTGAACATTTATCGTAACGGTAAGATTCGATTTTCGGGTGGATTTGTGGGAACTAACATCAGTAACCAACCCGAACTCATCCGTCGTTTCATCGTCGAAAAGTACACTGAGAAGCAACCCTTCTTCTATAACCCTTTCACCTACAACAATCTCAGTGGTCAATTCAGGATCAATGGACAATTCAAGAACATGGCTGAAATTGCGAGAAGACAGGGACTCTATGACTTGACCGGTACGTCATACGAACCAGAGCTTTCCCCATTTCTCTACATGCCCATAGAGAACATGACGTTGATTCTCTCCAAAAGTGGGAACATCCAGATTGTGGGTGCGAAAAATCCATCAGATATGTTGAAGGGATATGATACGGCAAAGGATTTGGTAACTAAGATGTACAAAGATAACCAGATCCAGGTTACGGGTGTATTTGACGAAGGTATAAAAGCGAGAGCGAAACCCAAAAGAAAGGCAAAGGCTAAGCCTATTAAGAACGCGGCACCCAAGAGGAAATACACAAAAAAGACTCTGTCCCAAAATCAATCTAACGCTGTGATGATCAACTCGAAGATGTGCGCTCGCATGAAGAAACCTGAACTCATAGACCTCGCGCGACGTTTTGGTGTCGTGAATTTCAGGACTACGACGAGGGAGGGTTCCAGGGTTGCCACCAAGGATGAGATCTGTGCGAGAATCAAGAATACCACTGGAAAGAAGAATGTCACGTTTAAGAATGTGAACAAAAACAAGAATGTTCCACTCAGTGGTACTGGAAATACTTTCCGAGTGGGTCGCAAGATTTGTGGAGACTTGAAGAAAGAAGAACTTCTTCGAATCGCGACGATTCTCAAGATTAAGCTCGACGCCAAGGAAACGAAGACCTCTCTGTGTAAGAAGATTGAGAAGGTTCGAAACAACCTCGGTAAGCCCAAGCCCAAATCTCCTCCCAAGCCACCTGCACCCACCAAGATGCAAGTGCGAAAAGCTGCCGCGGCTAACAAGCGCGTTGTCAAGAAGGTGGAGGTCATCAAGAAGAGAGGTCTCGATGAGAACTCCATCCGAAAGGATATCACCAAACTCTATGGTGACAAGTGGATGAAGAGGTACAAGCCCAATATCAACCAAGACGTGCGAAACATGAAGTCGGCTCTCAACGCCATCGTCAAGGGTAACAAGGCTGGCATTCCATTCAAGAAGAATGTTGATCAGGTCAAGAAAACCCTCGTCAATCAGTGGAAGATGGAGAGGAAGAGGGAACTTGAGAGGAAGTATCTGATGAACAGCGTGAACGTCATGGGTATCGCGTACAACTTGAGGAACGACTATCGCCGTGCGGCTGCCAACTACATTA